GCGTATCCATCAGCGTTGCGTCGAAGATCAGCTCGGCGGTGATTTCGCCATTGTCCTTGAATCCGCTCTCGTATTCCCGCCACTTACCGGTACTATCGAAATTGCTGACGTCGATATCTTCGACCGTTAAGCCCGACCAGTCGATGTTGACCAGCTTGCCTAATGTTCCTGTCGATGAACCTTCTAACGTTGCTCCATGTCCTATCATGCTCTGCTCCTTTGCTCACTTACGCAGCCAAGGTATAGGGATCGTCGTACTGTGTGGAGTAGACGACATCGATATAGACCGCCACCCCCGACATCTCCGGCCCGTCTACCTCTGCATACAACATCTCCGCACCTTGCAGGACAATCCCGTCGGCGTAGCCACCGCACTTGCGATAGGCGGGATTATTGAGTTTGCGTTCGATGTCGTCACGCACATCATTGAGTCGCGTATCCAGCGCCGCCGTGGCCCGGTCGCTATCGATGACCAGCGCTTGCAGGGCGAATCGCTGCCGCCAGGTAATGGTAGTATCCGTCATGGCCAGCCGCTCGGTCCGCTCCTGGACGATGAGCACCATATTGTCTGCATTGAGATCGCCTTCCAGGTGGATACGTTTGGGCCGCACCGCGGTGAGGTCCTGATGATAACCGGCTGCCTCGGTAATCGAATCGATATACGCAGCCAACTGCACAGCAATATGTTCAATAATTGGCGTGCTCACCGCGGCCACCTCCGCTGGACAATGAGTCTGACCTGGTCGGCCACGTTGCGATTCAGTTTCGCCAGCGCCTCGCTATAGAGCCGCCGACTTTCACTCTCGGCGTCAACAAAGACCTGAGCCAGAGATGGTCCGTGCAGCTCCACAATGGGCAGTCGTGCGGCGGTTTTGCGCTTGAACACTCCGCGATGGCCGCTGGACATCACGGCGATAAAGGCATGGCCGATAGTTTCTCTGCCCGAACCGCTGCGGTAACTGACGCCGCGTTTGGTCTGCCGCGCGCGAAACGCCAGCAAGCCCAATCGCTTGGTACTGATGCGAATCGCCGAGCGCCAGTGACTGTAACTGGCCCGCTCGATATGGATACGGCTGCGGACATCCTTGACCTTCAGCCCGGTCTGTGTAGCCAGCGACCGACTGGTCGCGGTGCGGGCGGAAGTAGCCGTGCGATTGAGCGCCCGGCTCATGACCTTGGGCAGCGCCCGAGGCACAGCCGCCAACTGCCGCTCGATGGCCTTGAGTTTCTGCTTGTCGAACTTGATCTCAATCATTAATACGCTCGAATCCGAATCATCGCCGCATCCTGATTGACCAGGTCTACGATCCGCAGCGTCTGGGCTGTGTCGCCCCTGCGCAGCGCAACCTGCACCTTATCGCCGCCGGTGTCGACACTGCTGCTGGCGATACCAGCCGTGGCATCGTTGCGGACCACCAATTCGACCTGCGGCCGCGTGCCGCCGCTGAGTCCATCCATCGGCTCGGCCTGCCGGCGGTCTACGACGGCGCTGATCTCTCTACTACCGCCGCCGGCCGGCTCGTAGGTAATCGTCTCGACGTCGCCCAGCAGAAAAAACGCCGCTGCTGCCGCCTCCAACGCCCGGTCTACGTCCGTCATCACGCATCAATCTTCATCAGGTGGCCGAAGTACTCATCGAATATCTTCTCATCCACGCACTGCTCGATCTGGAAGATATCCGATTTGGTCTGCTGCTCGCGGTACTCTTCGACGATATCCAAATCCGCCGTGTATGGCGTCCACAGTATCGTACGGCCGAGCTGCGCCTCCGACAGCGGCATTCCCTCACGGCCCAAAGCCGCCACCAGGGCGTAGTCATCGCCCCACATATCACTCATAGAGGCGTCCTGGCCCTCATCGGCCGAGTTGTAAGCTGCCTGGCCTACGAGGAGCTGCTGGAGACCGAAGATGGCTGACAGATTTGCCCGGATCATGGCCTCGGTAATGAGATTCGCGCCGGGGAACCGCGCGATAATATCATCGTTTTTTAGCAAGTTCTGCAGTGCCGCCTCACCGATGACCATCGAGTCCGCCGGCACGCCCGTATTGAGCCGGACGTTTTCCTTGGCGTCAAGGACCTGCGAGATGATATCGGTGGTAGTCGTATCCCACGGGTAGCTGGAATTGTCGGTATACAAATCCGCACCGGTCCAGGTGGTGGTATCGAAGATCAGGTCCTTGACGCGATTTTCCCGGGCCAGCGCCATCTTGAACTTGACGCCGTTGACCGTCTCAACCTCGGCGTCGAAATCATCGGCGTAATTCTCCCGCGCGCCGTCGGTCAGCGGTCCTTCCAGGCCGTGGTTCTCGCAGGAATAGCTCATATCCTTGGCGTACAGAGCGACCCGGTTGAAGGTCGACCCATCGGCCCGCTTGGTCTCCGGTAATGTCAGGTTTTTACGTTGAATGACGCTGAGCGTCGCCGCCTTTTTCTTGACCCCTCTCTTGGGTAGTACAAGATCGGCAATCAGCCGTACCCGCGAGGGAGAGTACTCGTGAAAGGCGATGCCCAGATCCGCTCGCGGCGTCGCATGGGTTGATTTTTGTATTCCCGGCATGGGTTATCTCCTTATCCACAAAGATTGTTGTCTGCTCTCATCCAAGATTCTATCGGCGCCAATTCCAGCACATCTGCGCTGTTAGGAACCGGCCAAGATTCTATCGGCGCCAATTCCAGCACATCTGCGCTGTTAGGAACCGGATGAAGACGAACTCGACGACGAACTCGACGACGAACTCGACGACGAAGATTGCTGCGTGCCGATGTGCGGCAGGACCTCGATCACACTACCGTCCCCGGTCGCCGTATCCAGCGCGGTGCCGATGAGCAAACTTCCGCTGTTGGCAATCTTGCCCGATGCGGCCGCATAGACCTTCTGGCCGGCGGTAATCGACCCGCTTGCCGTCATCTTGCACGTACCGCCCTGGTTGTAGTCGCGAATACCCACGCTATCGCCGCTGGATACACCTTCGATGCTGACGCCTACTCCGTAATCGGCCGCATCGGCCAAGTAGGCCGTCCTGGCGTGGACTTTACACCGCAGGTACACGGCAATCGCCTCACCCGCCGTCATGGTAAATGGCGAATTTCGTTCTGTAGTCATATTTCCATCTCCTACTGTTCAGACCTGTCTGTATTGCTGGTCGCTACTGCAGGCAACCGACCCTAACAACGATCCGCTCGCCGTCAGATCTGGGCAAAAATCGCCCTGCCTTCGGCGCGGGACTTGTCCTTGAACGCCTCGTGCAACTGTGGCCGCTGCCGCGCCAGTTGGCGCATCGCGGCGGTCATCGTGATACCCGTTTCCTTGGCCAGCTTGCGAGCCTCGGTGATAAAATCGCCACTGGCTTCGTCGTCGGAGTCGTCGCTGGCCATAGGCGTAGCGCCTTGTTTGTCCTGTGCTTGCGTCTTGGCCTGCTCGGCCTGGGCCTTGGCTTTCGCCTCTTCAGCCTGCTGGGCCTTGACCCGTTCGACGACTACATCGCAATACTCGGCCTTGGCCTCTTGCACGCTGCTGCCTTTCTCGAATGCGGTTAAGGCAAATTCCAGGTCGTCAGGAAAGGCCACCTTCAAGTCCGCCAGGCGTTGCCGCTCGGCAGCTTTGGCCTCATCGCCGGCCCGATTGAGTTCGGCCTGCGTGTCGACGTCATGCTCATCCATATCGTATCCTTTCTGAGTTGGTTGCGTTTGGGTGGCAATATTGACATTGTGTATCTCATCGATAAGACCGAGTTGTTTGGCCTTACCGGCTAACCATTGCTGCCCGCTGGCCCAGGAGCGCACCTCCTTGAGACCGCGATTGCGCCCGGCGGCCACCGCGTGGACGAAATTGTCCGCAATGCCGTCGATGACCTCCTGGATGCCCCCAATTTGTGTCTCCGTAATCGGCGCGCCCGGCACACCCATGCCCTTGTGCTCTCCGCTGCGAATGACGTGCACCTTGATACCACTCTTGTCGGCCATATCGCTGATGTCCAAATACACCGTGTACACGCCGATTGACCCGGTGGTGCTGTTGGGTTCGGCCGCAATATTCTGTGCCTGGGACGCTAGCCAATAGGCCGCCGAGGTGCCGATATCATCGATGACCGCGTGCACCGGTTTCTGCTGGCGGGCTGCGCGGATCATCTCCGCGGTCTCCAGTACGCCCGGCACCGTCCCACCTGGAGAATTGACCGCCAACTGCAGCTCGCTAATCTTGGGATCGTCCAGAGCCTCGGCAAGCTGCTGTTGGATATCTTCGTAGCTGGTGCTATCGATACCCCAGAAGCTAAACGCACGCGGCACCTGCCGCATCAGCACCCCGTGAATGTCGATAATGCCGCGATGGCCCTGGCGCCGTAGTTTGGGTCTTGCCGCCGCCACCGCTACCTCATCCGGCAGGTACTGCTGCTGGCGACTGAGGTGGGCGAACAGACCCTGGAGCGCGCGGGCTTCCATCGCCCAGAACTGCGTCTCCATTTGAGCCAATAATGCAAAAATGCTCGTCGCCGCTGAGGCTTCGGATTTATCCTCCCCGGCCGGCTCGAATTTCTCGTACTTGATATTGTGGTCTTTCAGCCACTTCTTTGCCTTGGTCGCCGTCCAGTACTTCGTGGGAAATCGCAGCGCCTGGGGGATGGGTTTATCGGAGGGTTTGTCCTTGCCCTTGAGCTTGGCCCAGATAACCGCAATAGTGCGAGGCACTTTGACTTTGCCGTAAATCGTGCCGTCGTTGTTGCGGCGGAAGCTTTCCTTATTGAAATCGTCCGGATTGCGAATCCGCGCGGAGTGCTCGTTGGGGTACGGCATGTTTATTTGTCTCCTTCTTTGGGCGGCGGCTTCGACTCGGCGGGTTTGGCTAACGTGGCCTTGTCTTTGCTGGGCTTGAGGCCCGCGAAGATCTCCCACGGCACCTCGATACCCTCATCGGCCTTGATTTTCTTGGCCCGGCGGATCGCATCGCGGACCTCCCGCTCGCGGCGCTCGACAATCTCCTGCCGGTCGGTATTGAGGCTCTTACAGACCTGCCCGTGGGTAATAAAGCCTCGCTCCACCTGGGTAGCATAAGCCGTCGCTTCTTTGAGCTGGTCGATCCACGGAAACGTAGGCTTGATCCAATCGTAGCCAATGGCGGTTTTCTCGCCGACCAAACCCTGGCTGCGCCACTGTGCCAGCTTCCACTCCATCAGCGGCCTGTAGAAGAAATCCTGCAGCTTGTGCTGCCATTCCAGGAATGACTGATACGCCTGCTGTAGAACGGCACGCGACTGGCTGTAGTTACTTTGCGTCCAATCCAGCAGAATCAGTTCAAGCGGCAGACCCAGCGGCAAACCGAGCAGCCGCACGAACATCCGCAGCGACTCACCGAAGTTCTTGCCGGGAATGTTGCGCTCGATCCCCTTAACCTCCTCGCCGGGATTGGCGTGGAACATCAACGCATAGTCCAGTTCCGTCAATCGCGTGGCCAGGTCCCCTTCCGTCTCGTCGCCGGTTTTATTGGGATCCTCGCGGCTCTCCGTATAGGCCTGTTCGGTGGCCTGCTCGCGGGTGATACTGACCGCCAGCCGGGCCAGCAATTGCCAGGCAATGGCCTCGGAGTCGCAAATGTCGTTGATACGATGCAGCATTGCAAATGCAGCCTGCGCCGCCGGCACGCCGCGTATCTGACTGGGCCGCTCCGGACGGGCCAGAAACAATACATCCGCCGCATCGTATTGCGTGCCCTTGCCGCTATCGATGCCGTAAGATTTCCACGGGCACAGGTTGTATTTCGTCGGCCGGCCGTACTTGTCCCGTGCGATGCCGTTCTTGTACGGACTGCGGCCGGTTAGTTGCTCGGCCTCGAACAGTTGCACCAGTGCCTTATCCGTCAGCAGTACCACCGTATCGCCGGCCACCATCACTTCCCGGCACACGATGCGCGCGGTTTCCGATCCGGATAACAAGTTGCGGACCTCCGGCTTGGCGAACCATTGACGCCAGAGCTGCTCGACTTTGGTATTGACGTTGGCGCTGCGCGTATTGACTTGCAGCTCAAAGCCTCCGCCCACGATATAGCCCACCGCCCGGTCGATCATGCCCTTATAGATCGCATTGTTGCGCATAAAGTCCCGCGATTGGGCGATGAGCTTGGTCCGGTCATGTTCATCGTGCGTACTGGCCGGATAGCTGCTGTAGGTGCGGCCCTCACGCGTCGCCCGCGATGCACTGCGGTAGCCCAGCATTCCATAGGTGCCGTTGAGCCGCTCGATAATCAACGGTGCATTGCTCCGGCGGCGTTTGGGCTTGCGTACCATCACGTCAGCATCCTCCCTCGCGTAAAGCTGGAGCGATTGACGGATGTGGATTTGTGCCGGACGTACTGTTCCAGTCGCTGCTTCTCCGCCAGCAGCGATTCGTAGTTAAGATTGCGGTCGGCCGAGGCAATCACTTTCGGCCGGCAGGCCAGGATGAACCGCACCGCTTCCAGGGCGTTGCCCGCCTTCGTGGCATTGCCTTCCCAGGACAGATTGTCCTTGTACTGATTGAGTGCGTCGGTGAGTGTCGATGAGCTGGTCAGTGCCATCCGCGCGCCTTAAAGGTTGTGCGGCGGCAGATGAAAAAAAGCGTGCGGCAGAACATCCGCCGCCGCACGCTTTATGAATCTCAGCAGGCTGTTAGGTTATGCCGTAGGGTATACTACGGCAGATATGGTCGCAGCAAGTGCTTTTTGGCCCCTGCGCAGTAAATTCTTACCAATGGCCGGACTGCTTTACCAATGTTGGTAAGATTTGTATGCCTTAGGCATTAGTGCCAGCCCTGGCCCTCCGGCAATTCGGCCGTCGGATTTTCCTTGCGGACCCAGTCTCCCTCAATGACGCGCAGGCTCGGCAGTACATCGTTGATCTCGTAGCCCCGCCGTATCCAGTAGTGCTGCAGGTCACCGGGCCTGCCCGGCACCTTTTTCTGGCAGCTAACCGTCACAAAGAACCGCTTGGTTTCCAACGCCTCGGCGAGTTTATCAGCCAGCTCGGGATGCGAGCTCAGCAGACTCAGTAGCTGTGCTGCCTTGCCGGGCCCCGCCGGAGCCAGAGCCTTTGGATTTGCGTTTGCCGGACTTGCGTCTTGCTGATTTCCTGGTTGCTTGTTTCGTTGCTGCTTGGCTGTCATCTGAAACTACCTCCTGTTTGGCCTTTTGCACCGGCGTGCCCATCACGTGGTAGCGATGCCGGCAGACCGCCGACAGGCACTTACGGTACTGCACGTTGCGATTGGTCGAATAAGCCACGGTATAGTACCCGCCGCATCGCGGACACGCGCTTTTGGATGGGAAACTATAGACTGGTGCCCCAGGTACTGCTTTCTTGGCCATGATCTGCTCCTAATACCTCGTTCGTATCGCTCGCCTGCCCACCGGCCGGCCCACTACTTTCGTTCGCTTCGGCAGTGCTTTCTCGTCGCTCAGCAGCCGCGCCCCTACCAGCTCCGCGACGAAACTGGCGTATACACACGCATCCCAGATATGGTTGGGCCGTCCGGACTTTTGCACCCACAGCGATTGGTGCCTGCCCCGGATGCGAAATGTGCGCTTCTCCTCACTGGCGAGCTGTTGCAAGGTTTCTTGCGAGGTCTCCGCCGGCAGGTGAAAGTACCCGGGACCCGGACGCTGACAATCGAACAACAACCTGTACAGTCTGTCTTTAATGAGGTGCACGTTGATATCATACCGTATGGATACCCGGTCCGGAAGTTTGAATGCATGGTAGGGCGCGTTTTTCACGCGGTCGTCGCCTCGCACCGGCAGCACCCGCGATTCCGTGCACTGCCGGCAAAAATCCTGCACGGTATCCGTCCGGTAGCCGCAGTCGACCGCCGTAGCCGCGATCCGCATCACGGTATCCGGCTCCTTGGCCAGCGGCCAGGTGGACGCGGCGAACTGCCGGACTAATTGATAATTCGCCAGCTCCCGCATGTCGCCGGTCTCCAGCCGCCGGGCCTCAATCAGCCAGACCTCCGACAAATAGCCCCAGCCCAGCAGTACCACCCAGACATGATCGGCCTGGACATCCACACCGGCGGTCAGCAGCCGCACACCCTCGGGTACGGTCCCCGCTGCAAACCCGGTAACGTGCGAGCGAAGCGGCGTGATATCCGTCTGCATCTCCCGCTCCTGCCACGGCTCGCCTAATTGGGCGTTGATAAAGTCCTGCAGCGGCTTGATATTGCCGCCGTGTTTGGCCTGCTGGGCCTGCGCCCACTCCGCCGCTAAGTCGTCGATGGTCTGAAAGATCGGGTGCAGCATCAACGCGGTAATCCGGCAGCTATGATGCGTGGTCGCCGGCGGTTTGCCCGCGACCCGGCCCGCCTGGTCCATCGTACAGCCCGCCGGTACAAAGCGCCCGGCTCTAATTGCTTCGAACCGGTCGTACTCACCCCAGATGTGCTTGCAGTGCGGGCACTTGTAGCGTGCGTGCCCGCCTGCGCGGTAGCTCTCGTGGTGTAGTAACTTGCCGTCCCCGTCCTTATCCATCTCCACATTGGCCCAGATAAGTATGTGGTAGGTGCCGCAAAACGGACACTTAGCCCACCACTGGCACCTATCGCCGCGATTGTACTCGGCGTCGAACAAATCCCCCTCCAGTACCGGCGTGGAGATCACCAGCAGTTTGCTGCGGCTGCGAAACGTCCGCTGGCGCTTCTTGGCCAGGCTAATCGGATCCGTCTCCTTGCCGGAGGCCGCCGGGTACTTGCCTACCTCATCTAAGATTACCTTGGCCACCGGATTATCCGCTAAGGCCGCCGGGCTGTTGGCCCAAGCGATAAACAGGATCATATTATCCAGGATGGTCTCTTTGCCCACGTTCAAGTTATCCAGCCTGCCGTTCTTGAGGTGCTTTTGTAGGTCGGTATTGGCCTTGAACATGGGCCGAATCCGCGTGGCCACCCGGCGATTCGCATCGTCCTCGCGGGGCATCGTCAAGAGCGTCGGCGCCGGCTCGACGTCGCAGGTGTAGCCCACCATAATATTGGCCAGCTCCGTCTTGCCCGCCTGCGTGCACGCACAAACGGTCACCTGCCGCGTGGCCACATCGCTGAGCCAGCCCATAATCGGGACCAGAAACGGAACGTAGTCATTGGACCACGGCCCGGCAATCTCCGAGGTCTCGGGACTGAGTACGTAGTTGTCCTCGGCCCACTCGGCCATCCCCGGCCGCTGGGCCGTCGCCAGGACATCCACTTCCTCAGGCTGTACGGTTAAGGCACGCATCGAATGCTGCTACGCAGCTAACTACCGGGCAGCAAGAACCCTTTACTTTGTGGTCGAGGCTCTCGTGGCGATGGTTCCGGGCTCGCCAACCGTAGCTCCATCATCTTAATCCGGAGAAGGCCATTGATCATCCGTAAAACCAAATTCCCTTGTCCGATGCTTACCGCACCCTCTAAATTATCATGGACCGCTGCTACACTCAAATCCGCAAGGTCCGTACTTGTTCGAATGCCTCTGCCAAAGATGCTAAGGCTTCTCGATTCCCGCTCTTTATTATCTTGCGGCCTTTGTAAACCATTTTCCTGACTCTTTCCATCCTCGCTACTTCCGTGCATTTTTCGATTTCTTTTCGCCATAATTCATCATCCTTTCTTTCTACAAACTCCCTGCCAAATTCATTACATTTGTGCCTCAATTTTTGCACAAACGATGCGTACGCCGCATCGCACAGTTTCCTTGCCTTTTTACTTTCTATCGCGTAATGGACCATCCGCGACAGAGGTAGTTTCGGCACTACTATTCGCTCGTAATTGGCCGCATAGAACCGCGCAATGTGCCACAAAAAGTAGGCCCGCTTATTCGCGATATGCTCGTGCCACTTGGCCAGCCTATACTTGGCCTTCCTGCGATTGCGCGACCCGGGCTGTTTCCGACTCAACGACCAATTCAATCGCCGCAGCGTCCGAATCTCGCGCGTATAAAACTCCGGATGCTCGATGACCCGGCCGTCGCTATCGCCGATGAACACGCCATCTAAAAACTGTAGCTCGATTACGCCCTGCCGCACCCGCTTTTTCTCATCCTTTCCCATCGCCAATTCCTGTTACACCTGCCAAATTCAGGTCGTTTCCACCCTCAGTATCGGCAGCGATATGTTCCATTCACGTTGTGCGCACCTCCCAAATTCAGGTCGTTTCCACCGTTGCCGATTTGTTGTGCGCACCTCCCAAATTCAGGTCGTTTCCACCGTTGCCGATTTCCGGCCGAACGCCGGGTTTATATGTTGTGCGCACCTCCCAAATTCAGGTCGTTTCCACCAGGTGGAATGTGCTCTTGCCGCAAATAGCGACACGGGGCCACACACCCCAAAAAAAAACTCATATCTCCGAGGTAAATGATGCATACCACTTCCCATTTTTCTCCGTCACTGTAACCATCTTAACCACGCCTTCTATCGGCCGGTGCAGCCGCAGCCGAAACTTGCCAATCCCGCGCAGATAAAGATTCACTCCCTCTCTTTGCCAGCCACTATCCCGATAGGCGATGCAACGGTGGTATTTCTTCTGTCTCGGCGGTATTGCCTCGGGATTCCCATTTTTTCGCTTGGACACCCAGCTCTTATACGACCAATCGACCTTATGGAGTACATTTTCCATACTGTGTGCATCGTAACTTCCGAACTCTGGATGATCGCCCTTCCGAATCAGTCTATACTGGCCATAGAAGCTCGGTCGTGGATATTTTTCTCGCATCTGTTTTTCGATTGCCTTTTGTTGTTTTTTTGTCAGCTCCTTTCCTTTCTTTTCTATCTTCCCAATCTCTTTATCCACCGCCCGACGCCAGGCAAAATATGCATCCGTCCGCTCATTAACTGCCGTGGACCAGATATCACCGAATACGCGAAACGCCCGCACCGCCCGCCGCCGCGTGCCGCGATTCGGATAACAGCGATACTTAAACGTCTTAATCATCTACTCCAGTTCCCGCAAAATCTCAGTGAATTTCTTTTCCGCATCCGCCGGCAGTTGCAGCTCCGCCGGCACCTGGCAGAGCTGCGTCCGCAGCTCATCGATTGCCTTGCCCAGAATCTCGGCGATTCTCTCTGCCTTTTGGCCCTGGCACAGCCGGGCCAGCTCCTCGATACTCTGCCGAGCCCACTGCACCAATAGTTGATGCCGGGCGATCAGACCCGCCAGCACCTCCTGGCGGTCTAGTAGTTGGGCCTTTTCCCTGGCCAGCTCCATCTCCATCCGCTCGGCCCGCAGTTGCCGCACCCGGTCCGGCGTATCCGCCGCCGGCGTGTTCTGCAGGGCCCTGGCCTCGATATACTGCTCCCACCACGCCAGGACCGCCGGCAAATCGAACGTCTTATCCTCCTGGCGGGGCAGGCCGTGCTTGCGGACCCAGTCGTAGATGGTCTGGCGGCTCTTGCCCATGATCTGGGCCAGCTCGGCCACGGCCAGATGATCTAGCCGGACGCCCGAGCTTGCATCGGCCTCTCGCAGCGGCCGATGCTCGGCCAGAAACGGCTCAATGGCACGAATCGCCGCTTGATTGCCGTCTAAAGCCACCCGCATCAGCCGATTTTTCAGCCCTATCGCTGCATCATGGCGGCTCTGGTACCAGATATCCGCCACTTCCCGGTCACTACTGATGAGGCGTTGCAGGTCCTGCGGCGGCTGCAATTTCTTGCTCGCATCGGCGATACTGGTCGGTGTAGCCGCCCAGGCACGCACCTGATGCAGCAATCGGCCCCGTTTCCACGCCTCATCCAGCTCCGGATACGTATGCAGTAAATGTGTTAGATCCATTGGTGGTTGCAGCTCCAGTTGAGCATCGGTAATCGTCTTGCTATTGAGGCCCAGCAACTTGACAAATGCCGGCAGGACTGGCGGTTTCTTGACCGGCCTGCGTCGAGGCCTCTTTTTTTTTTCTAACCTTCCGTTTGGCCGCCATTTAGCTATGTTCCCCAACCTACAAAAGCGCACCTACCCCAAAGCACCCGCTTACAAGCGCGCCGTCTGTCAAGTCCAAAAAACAATCCAAAAAGCACGCCCTTTTCGCCATGCATATACCCGCTAGCGGCAGAAAGCTCAGAAAGTACCTATTCGATGCCATTGATATGCTATCTCTTCGCATCTTTAACTTATGAGTCTATACAGCGAGTGTCGCTATTGCAATATTCATCCTGCCGCAGATACTTGGCCAGGTCCGCCTTGATGTAGTACGACTTGTTGTACCGCTTACATAGCTCAATCGCCTGGATCCCGAACGTCCGCCAGTCCACTTCCGGCACGGCCAACCCCTGCTGCTCCAGCAATTTGGGATGATTGAGCTTGCCGATCTTATAGAGATCCACGCACTCCCGCGTCCACCGTATTAGCTCCAACGACTGATGAGGGTCGATGACCGGCTCCAGGCTCACCCACGTTCTAATGCCCATCGCATGAGCCACGCTAAGCGTATGGATCCGCTCCGCCGGTAGTGCCGCCCCTGGCTCGTATGTTTCGCTTTGCCGGCCCGGCGTAAAGGTCAGCGTGGCCGCATACGCATCGTCTTTGCCGTACAGGTCAAAGTCCAACGGCGGCAAATCGGGTCCCGCCTTGGTCAGGATCTCAAACGGGATATGGTAGTGCTTGAGAATCAGCAACACCGACCGCGTCAGCCGCAGCCGCCTATCGATGGGCTGGTATGGGTCGCAGCTAAAACACAACAGCACCCGCTTGTCGGTATAGGCGTATTTGGGCGCTTGCTTGGCCAGTCGCTCCAGCACGTGGTCCTTGCCGTGCACATCCCGCTGAAACCGGTGCCGTGGCATGTGCAGGTACTGCGGCACGTAGCAGTACGCGCAGCCGTGGCTGCAGCCCGTGTAGTGATTGATCGCCAAGTGTGCATACTCCGCCGCCCTGCCCTTGGGTGCGTAGATCATACTCATCTTTGTCTCCTGTATTCTTTGGTCAAAACTCCATCCGCAGCTTGACCAGGCCGACCTTGGATTCCGGGCTGCCGTCCAGGCTGGTCAAATCGATGATCTGCACTTCGCAGCCGCTAATTTTGACCTTCGCCTCGGCCTGGAGGCTATCGATGGTCCCTTGAATATAACCAGCGATGTTGCGTTCGGCTTCTTTGGCCAACGTCCCAAATTCTTCAATCTCCATCGCTATTCTCCAAACAAGCTTGGTTCAGTCACCGCCTTTCGCATCTAACTGGCTCTTTAATGCGTCTCGTTCTTCCGTCAGTCGCTTGTTTTTTTTCTCCAACGCGATCACTTTGTGCCGCAGCTTCCCGACCATTTCCGCTATCTCGCACAACGTCCCTGCCCAATGACGCATGATTACATTGAGATACGCTTTGGTGCACCATTCATTGCCTGCCATCAGTCACCGCCTTTCGCGTATTTCCGGAACACCCAGCTTCGGCGGCAACGTTTGCACGTCACTTCCCAACCCCTGATTTTCTTCTTTGGTCGCAACCAGTACCACCCGCAGGCCGTGCGACAATAGACATCATTGTAAATCAGGACCGGCCAGTGTATTTTCTTGCCATTGCGAATTTCTGCACGGCCGTCCGGCGTCTGCGCCGTCCTGCGCGGAAACACTCTCGCTATTCGCTGGCCGTTAATCATCGTCATCCGACTTGACCGTGACCTTCTCATCGACGGGTGTCACGATGATCTCCATGCCTTGTAGGTTCAGGTGAATGCTCCCATCGTCGAGCCGCTGCAGATTCGCTGCATGTACCAAGTCGCGAATCCGCTGTTTGTATTTTACTCCATCAGCCAGGGCCGCTTGTCGGGCACGTTTTGCCTTATTATAGGCCCGCCCGGCAATGATGATCTCTTTGGCATTCTCTGGTCCTGTATCGATAAGCTGGCCCTGTTCATTGGCCTTGACTTGCTCGGCCATTGTGTGCTTATTGACATCCACGCCGGTAGCCCGTTGCGCTATTGTTTTCTTTGCCATCGTCAGCTCCTTTTCTCCTTCGCGTTTGCTCTATTGTCTGCCCGCAGCCACTCACCCGTCCTTCGGCGGCGGCCGTGCGGTCAACTTCGCCGGTTTGTAACCCAACTCTTTTTGGACCAGCCAATTGAAGTACCGCATGGGGTGATCGCCGCGCGCTGCTTGCCCGGCGAGTCGCAGGACATCGGCAAATGCCCGCTCTGGCTCCCACTGACCCTGTTGACAACGCTCCACCACGAAATGGGTAATCCGGCTCAGCCCGGTGCGGTCGGACAAACTGCGAGGATTGAGCATGGAATCCAAGTTATCCCTAAGCAGCAGGACCTTGACGGTGACGTTGGTGCTGCTGGCAAATACGTGGGCGCTATCGGCGGCGTGAGCGTTATCAGGCCGCCCTTGGGCGGACTGCGAATCCGAAGGGGGTGGGTTGGGTTGGGCGGATGAGACCGAAACCGAAACCGGAACCGAAAGCGAAAGCGAATCCGAGTCCGACCGCACCGGGCTGAGCGGTCCGGAAAAATCCGGACCGTTTTGTTCTTTTCTTCTTTGTTCCTTTCGTTTCGTTTCGTCTTGAACGCTCCCGGATTTTCCGGCACCGCCGGATTCGCCCGGAATCTCC